CGGATTTTCTGCCGGAAATGGTCCAAGCGAGGCAATTGGCTATGCAAAATGACGCATCCCCGAAAGCGGGAGAGCAGAGCAAAGACACCGACGGCGCGCCGGATGGCCATGGGCCAGACCGCTCGCTGCTGATCGTCGACGACGACAATACCTTTTTGACGCGTTTGAGCCGCAGCATGGAGACGCGCGGCTTCACGGTGACGGCGGCAAACTCCGTCGCCGAGGGGCTCGCCGCGATCGCTGCCACGGCCCCCGCCTTCGCGGTGATCGATATGCGTCTTGCCGACGGAAATGGCCTTGACGTCATTCGCGAGCTGAAGGCGAAGCGCCCCGACGCGCGGGGGATCATCCTGACCGGCTATGGCAATATCGTCACCGCCGTCACCGCCGTAAAGCTCGGAGCCTTCGATTATCTGGCAAAGCCCGTCGATGCCGACGAGATTTTCAATGCGCTCATGGCGACCCGGCACGACAAAGCCGAACTTCCCGAAAATCCCATGTCCGCCGACCGTGTGCGGTGGGAGCACATTCAGCGGATTTACGAGCTTTGCGGCCGCAATGTCTCGGAGACCGCCCGCCGCCTCAACATGCACCGGCGCACCTTGCAGCGCATTCTGGCAAAAAAAGCTCCGCGCTAAGGCATGATCTGTGCTGTCCACAAGCGCTTGGAGCAGCCATTGCTTCGGGCCGAAAAATAGGTGTAATGCGCGCTTCCTCGGCCTTACGGCGGCGTTCCAGCCATATGGGTAAAGCGGTCTTGATCGAGACCCGCCGGGGCCGGTAGCTCAATGGTTAGAGCCGGCCGCTCATAACGGTCTGGTTGCAGGTTCGAGTCCTGCCCGGCCCACCAGCAATTTCAAAGACTTGTCGCATTGTCTCAACCTCCGTTTTTGACTGCCCCAACGTTTCCCCCAATGAAACGATTTTTCTTGCCTATCGCAAGCGCCGCCTCCTCCTGATAGTCCGGCGCAAGGTGGCCGTAATGGTCGATGATCATCTGCTCGGACGTGCCCAGGAAATCGGCAATCTTGCGAGTCGGCAACCCTTTCGCGACCAGCCATGAAGCCGCGCTATGGCGCAGCGTGTAGGCCGTCACGCCGCCCTCGATCCCGGCAAGCTTGCAAGCCCGCGCCAGTGCGGTCCCTGCATCAGCAACCGGAACCCCGTTGAAGGTCACGACATGGGGCTGCGCGGCATCGATCCGTTTCCAGCGCCGAAGGTGCGCCAGCAGTCCCGGCGCAAGGCGGACGGTCGGTTGACGCTTATTCGTCCTGGCCGCGCCCTGCATATGCCTGTGGAAAACCCCGCGCTCGACATCAACCCAGGACCGGCCAGGCGCCCGTTCCCATGATGCTGAGAAAACCGCGCCCGGCCGAGATCCTGTATAAATGCCAAGCAGAAGAAACCGGCAAAGGTGGCGCAATGGCCGCTTGTCCGTCTCGCGGCCGTTCTGGACCTCGCGCGCTCTCCAGCATATCCAAAGTAGTTTCGCGAACTCGTCGCGTTCTAGCCATCGCTGGCGGGCCTCGCCGCGTTTGGGCAGGACGACGCGGACGATGCCGCGATGCAAGCCCTCTCTCGCATGGTGGTTGATCGCTGCCGTAAGGTCTTGCAGATCGCGCCGCGCACCGCCGCCTGTCCCCTTGTTTGTCCGGCCCTTACCTTTGCGCCATGCCTCATACTCACGGCAAAGCGCGCCGGTGATTTCATCAAGCTGTCGATCCCCGAAAAACTCAAGCAGGCGCTCCGCGCGCTCGCCTGCTTTCTCAGGTTGCGCAAGGCCCGGTGCAACATCGTCAAGATAGACTCCGATGACGTCAGCTATTTTGATTTCAGATAATGGACGTTCCCGCCTTTCCGGCGCGTATTTGCTGGCGATGTAGTCCGCGAGCCTTCTTTCAGCTTCCTCGCCTTCATGAGCGCCGCAGGTAGTGCTAATTTGTTTTCCGCCGTCGAGGATGATCCAGACTGCCGCTTCTGTGATTTTCCCGGTTGCATCGCGGCGGGCTGGTCTGAGCCAGGTATGGGCGCCTTTTGATTTACGCGGCATTGTTCAAACATCCTTTCGATTTCGGCGAGTGTCGTAAAATCCTTTTTGGCTATGCGGGATATGACGAGATTTCCCTTTGCCGCCTCGGTTCTAAGTGCGGCCTCTGTTAAACCGCTAATTTTCGCGGCATCGGCGAGAGTCAGTTTCAGATTGCGGTCCCTCTCCGCGAGATTTGGACCGTGGCCCAAACACAATGCGCCGTCAGGAGCCTCGCCCGTTTCGATCAGCCCAAAGACTTCATCGGTACTGGTCATTTATCCCCCCATCTGCCAGGCCCTATAGGCGCGAGCGCGGGCCGCTGGCGCCCTTCGACGCGCTGCCCGTAGTTTTGATCGGCCGGGGAAACGAAGACCTGCCACACAGCGTCCGCGTTGTAGAGGTGGTCTTCTGGCGTGTCGGTCTGGCGAAAGGCGACAAGCCGCAAATCGCAGAGCCTGCCGGACAGATAGGATAAGCCAGTGCTTTTCGAGCGCCTTTCATAAAGGCGGGTGAGCGGAATTTTGGAATCGGTCATCGCATCTTGTCCCCAGTCGGACTTCCATGAGAGATTACGCCGCAACCGCCACGACGCTGTTGCCATCCAGGCGAACCGTTACCGTGCCAGAGGTCGCGCCGGCCGCCGAGATCGCAACCCCAATTTTGAAAAATCCCGCCGCACTGGCCTTGCAGAGGCCCGTCGCATTATCCCAAAACACCGCAGCACCTTCCGCGAAAGTTACGACGCTGTTTGGCTTGGGCAGATCAAAGACGCCAACGATTGCGCCCTCGACGGGCGTTGCTTGAGCCGCGTCAAACATTGCGACCGCAAATAATGCTCCGCTCATAAAACCTTGCCCGGATTTCACGCCACCCGAGGGTGTGGTCAAAGTGCAGACATCACCGGAATGCCGATAGTTCGTGGCCATGATCGTTTACCTTTCATAATGATCGAGCCCTTTGCTCGCCGAAATCTTGATGGTGCGGCTCGTGTTGCCTTGAAATGCTGCGATCCTGCGCATGAGGTCGTTCTGGGCCTCGCGCATTTCAGCGTCGTGTTTGTAAGTCACTGATCTTGAAACGCCGTTTGCGAGGTAACTCACAACTGAGATCCCGCTCGCTCTTGCTTTGTTGAGAGCGGCAAGTGCTGCCTGTAATTCTTCAAGGGATTCCGCCACGGTTTACGCTCCCGGATTGCAATAGAATCCCCTCGGCTCATCCCAGCCCGCGCCGAAGTCCTCGCGGATTTTGTACTTGATGCCATCGACGTCGAAGCTGATTTCGCTAAATGTCTGCGGCCCTTCCTCGCCCGCCAGATACACGAAGGAAAGCCCGTCGATGGTTGCGGGGTCTGCAACAAGCCACCATTTTTTCGCATCGCTTAACTGCGGCGCCACGATGACATTTAAAAACGCGAACGGATTGACGTTCGAGGTCTGTGTCGCCTGAATGCTGGTCACAGTTTTTTCCGCCAAGGTCTCAAGTGCGGATGGAACCAGCAAATATTTTGGCGTTGCTGCGATCAGCATTCCGCTCGGGTCGGTCTGTGAACGCATCGCGAGACGCCCGGCAGAAAGCGAGGTTTCGGATATGACAGCGCCCGCGCCGGCGAGGTTTCCGTGTTGTGCGGAGAAGACCGCGAAGCCATCGCTCATCACCGGCGGGCTTTCCAGTATATCGACGAGGCTTTGTGCTTCGAAGTCCGCGGCAGCAATGCCCATCCGCCGCGTCAGATCGGCAAGCGCGCCGAGGTCATCATTGATCAGCACTTGCCGTGAAAGCGAAATGATCCGGCCGAAGGTTTCCAGTTTGTATGTTTCTTGACTGTCGGTCACGGCGCCGTGGACGAAGGCGCCGCTCTCCAAAACCTTTTCCAGAGTCGGCGCACCGCTCAACTGAATCCGGTGGATCATCCGAAAGTCGCTCGCGGTCCGCTGCCGCGCGACCAGTTTCAAGGCCGATGGCACCGCTTGGTAAGCAAGCCTCATCGAGCGATTGATCGCGTCGCCCATCAAAGCCGGCAGATCACTGGTCGTCATCGCCCGTTCAACGATCACACCGGGCGAGCCAACGGTCGAGAGGCCGGACGTGCGCAACAGCTCCCGGCACAATTCCACCGACGTCAGGCCCACGAAGTCCCGCGCCAGCTCCGGCGGCGTCTGTCCGGTCAAGCGGGTCGCCAGGGCCTCGCCGATTGCACGTGACCGGATTGCCGGATCATTGCCATCGAAGCCGGTGATCGAGGCGGTCGCGGTGCGGATCGAGGCTCCCGGTGCTGATCTTTTTTTCAGCTCCTCGAACGCCGCAGCGCGCGCCTGATCGACGGTTGCGCAGAGGTCGATTTGAGTATCAACCCATTGCTGCGGGAGGCTCGTAATCCTGGCAATCGAGCGGATATCGGTATTGATCGCCGCACGGTCTGTGATCACCGGGTCGCCCGTTTGAATATCCATCTGTTGACTCCTTATGTGCGCTCTGGTGTCGGCAGCGACTGCCACGATTGACAGTTCCTTCGGCGTCCACTTCGCAGCGGTCCGCACGCGCTTGCTGCCCTCAGTTGAGTCTTTCCATTGATCGACCGTGTAGCCGACGCTCACGGCTCTGACATGCCCGGCCAAAATGTCTTGAACGACGGCCTCGGCTTCGGCTCGCTTGCTCATTCGGATAACCGCGCGCGCTTCGCCGCTGACGGTCTGAGCTGAAATGACGGAACCTAAAATGTCGCCAACATCATTGCGTTTGTGCGAGTTCAAAACCGGCGCGCCGCGAAAGCTCGACCAGTCTTGATTGAGGTCAAGGCGTTCGACATAAGCGCCGCGCGGGTCCATGCGCTCGACGCCCGCGCCCGCTGCAAAGACAACCTCAAAAGTCCGCTCCGCTTCGTTCCATGACCGCGCGCCAAAGGTCGCCTCGCGCATCAAAAGCTCGGCGGTGTCGGCGCGTGTGAAAAAATTCCTATGGTGCCGGTTCATTATCTTGCACTCCTGTTTGCGGTTGCAGCGGCGTGAACGAAAGACCAAGTGATTTCTCCCGCGCTTTGTCGCTCGCAATCTCCGCGTCGATAGTTTCAACATCCCAGCCGCGCGCGGCCACGGCCTCCTTGCGGCTCATAAGTCCCGCCGCTATTGCCATCGTCTCGCCGGCCACGTCTTTGTCCGGTTGCAGCCATTCTTGCTTCGGCGCAATGCAGCGCATCCGCAGCGTGTCGTCGGTCAGGGGAATATCGAGCCGGCCAGACAAGACTTCGGTCGTCAGCCAACGGCGCCAGATCGGCCGCAGCACCGAGAACGCAAAGGCATCTTGATGCGTCATGATCTTCTTGCGAAACTCTATGATGCCAACGCGTGCGGATGAGAAGTTGACTTCCGATAAGTTGAAATCGACCAAAAAAGAAGGAATGCCGACGCCCGCGCAAATCTCGCGGATGACACCCTTCTCGTGATCGACGACTTCGGCGCCGATCTTGGTCGCTTCGTTTTGGGTGTAGGATTCGCCCGGCTTCAAGCGCGTGACGGTTCCCGGCTCCATAGAGACTTCGCCCGGTGTCGCAGCATCCGCGAGAAGCGTGCCATCGGCGTCCGTGATAAATCCACACTGCATCGCCCCCATCCGCATCCGGAGCAATTGCGCATCGGAATAGCCATCGTGTTCGGTCGCCCGGAGGAGGCTTGGCGCAAGGTGAGAGAGCCCGCGCACTTGGCCGGCAGCTTCGACACGGAAGAAGTGCAGCACGTCCTCGGCCGGGATGCGCACCCGCTCCAGGCCCTGCAACAGCGGCAAGCCCGCGACATAGTTCTTGTAGAAGTCATACGCGACCGGCCGGCCTTCCGGGTCGAGAACAACGCCGGCAATCGCAATGCCACCATCCGGCTGTTGGATGTTCGCGGTGCCGTCGATCTGGCTTTGGTCGATCAGCTTGATTTTCAGGTCGTCGCGAAGATGAACAAGCAGCGCGATTCCTTCGCCGTCCACAAAATATCTGGTCGCGAGGGTCGATTGCAGACCATAAAGCGTTTGGCGACCGAAGAAATCGCACGTGTCGGTCCAGTCATCGAACCGCTGCGATAAGAATTTGTCGAGGGCCGGATCATTGGTCGCTGGCACAATCTTGATGCCGGGGCCGATCATGTTGCTGACCAGGGCAGACACCGCGCTGGCGATCAGAGGTTGATTGAACGCGCTATATCTTGCTCTCCCCGGACCTAGTCCCCGCGCGGCGAGAATGTCCGCGTTGATACTCTGGACCGAACCCGTTCCGCGTGTTCGCCTGCCGCCTGCGACAAAATCGAGTGAGCGTTTGGCATCGATCCGAGCGGCGCGCCGCATGACTTGCCGGGATGGCTTGGACGTCAGCGATAGGAACCCGAGGAGAGATTGGAGGAGCGCCATGGCTCATTCCGCCCCTCAAATGCTCGCCGTCAGCATGGCGACGCTTCCATGACTATGCGGTGAAAAGGTCACCACGATGCCACTGCTATGACGGACTGTTCCGAAAAGCTCTTTTTTCGAGGCTACCCATGCGGGCCGTGCGGAAATGTCGGGTGCCAGTTTGTGCGGAAGCGTGATGTCATGCTCCGCAGCGCGCCGCTGCATGTATTCGACAATGATAGGGATCGACATCGCGAACATTTGCGCGGGCGGTCCGATGACACCCGCCTTTTGCAGTTCCTCCGCCGTTCCGCACCCAACCACAAACTGACTTTTGCTCAGGACGGTGATGACCGCGAAGGTGTCCTCCCGGTCGAGCCCGTCTCGCAGGCAAAGTTGCAGACCGGGCAGCGCAAGAGCGACGCCTGCCCATGATGCCCCTTGCGAAACAATGCACCATGCGGTGCGGAAGAGAAGCGCGTCATGGACGCATAGCTTGAGCGCCCGGTTTTGGGATTTCGGCGCTTTCCCGGCCTCGTGCCAAAGCAGCATTTGGCCCTTCGACCTATGCTCGCGGAAGCTCGGTTCGGAACGGTTAGCCAGCGCCAGGAATTCCGCGCGCGGAAGCGGGTCAAGCACGTTCATCGGGCGGACTCCCTAGGTACTGTCAAAACAGAACCGACAGTAGGCCGCTCCCAGCTTGGAAATCAATCACTTTGACAAGAGAAAACGGACTTATCCCCGGGATTTATCCACAGTCTATCCACAAGGTTGTCCACAAGTTATCCACAAGGCAAGCAGCGAAGATCCCGCGACATGACTGCATGAGCAAGCGCGCAATTTTCGAGTTCGATTTGCATCTGCTGCACGAAGGCTTCCGCGCGCTCGAATGTTGCGGCGAGCGCGGCTTGCTGGCGGGCTTTCGCGCGCCGCCGATACCACGTCGAGCGCGAGACGCCTTCCGCGAGCCACGGCTTTTGCGCGGGCCGTCGCGGGCCTATTCCGTGACGCCGTCGATAGCGCTCAGAGCGAAGCCGGGCGGCCTCGCGTTTTTCGGGTGTTTTCATGGTGAATCCTGTTACAGATAAGCGATTGCAGCCAAAGAATACTTTCATGTATGCGTAACGCATGGGCGATTTTTTCTTTAAGCGAGCCGGGCATTGTACGCGGTGCGAGCAATCCTTTGGCGGCAACCGCGCAACGGCATTCATGGTGCGCGAAACGGTCGTTTGGGACGTCCGTGGCACTGATGCAACAGGCTACCTCGCTTTTACTCAGCCCGAGACCGTCCCGGTGTGCGATGCTTGCGTGACCGTGAAAGAGCAAGCCAACGCGACACGCGAAACCTTTTGCAAAGGATGCGGCCAACGAATGCTTACGCAAGAGCATTGGCATGGTGTCACATGTTCGAGCCGATGCGCGCAACGTGAGCGACGGGCGCGAAGGCGGCTCAAAAAACTTCTTTGCGTGACATGCGGCCTTGTGTTCAAGGCGACGCGCACCGATTCCAAGTTTTGCTCTAATGCCTGTCGGCAAAAGGCGCATCGGGTGGCCTCAAAGCCCGTCGAGCCAGCGGCTTCGTGTCACTCTGGAGACCGGCGTTGATTGCGGCTCAAGTCTCAACGCCGCCTCGCGGCTATCCATGTTCAACGCCAGCCCTTCGCGCGCCGCAAGCGCATAGACCAGCGCGTCAAGAGTTTCCGCCCTTCGCCCCGGTATCCGCTCAAAGCGCCGGTCCGGACGGCCGCGAAGGTATTTCGTGATAAGCCTTTCGCTCGCGAGCTGTTCAAAATAGGTCGCGTCGAGGCTGTCCGAAAAGCGGATGCTTTGCCCGCGTTTCAGCCTTTGGAATAGGAGCGATTTAATCCCATCGACGCCGACAATGTAGAGCCGTTGCGACGCTCGCCCTTTCAGGACTTGGCTCACTTTGAACGCGGGGCGCGAAAAGCCGCCCATGCCCTTGATTGCGAAGATTCGCCGCGAGGCGCGCGCCGCTGCAAACCGCAAAACCTTGTCATAAACGCCGCCGTCGCCAGCATCGAGCGCCGCCGCGTCAACACCAATCGAGCCGCCGTGCGGATGCTGCCAACGTTGCTTCAAGAGGTCGTCGAGGTCTTGCCAGACTTGCTCGCCAACCATCGGACCATGCACAATTTGATGCGCCAGCACGAAGCAAGTCCCATCCCGCGCGAAGCCCGCGAAGGTCGCCTCTGCCCTATCGTCTTGTAAGTCACAACCAACGGTTATGCACAGCACGTCAGGCGGTATCCGGTGCAATCCGAACGGCTCGACGCGGGTTGCAAGCGCGCCCTCGTCAACCTCGTCGCCTTGCTGCCGCCACGGCTCGCCAAGGACGGTATTCACAAAAACCTGTAGCCGCTCCGGGTCATCCTTGCCAGCCAAAAACTCAGCCGCAAGGACAGACCAGCGCGCGTTGTGCAAGAGGCTCACAAGCGCGTTGAGCTTGAAGCCAGCGTGGCCGCGAACCTCTGGCGCGGTCGGCCGCCAGCGGCCGGCCGCTACCATTGCGGGCTTGTGCGTCTCGTCCACAAGCGCGCTGCAATGGGGACAACGGAAAGCTGCGGTTTTGGGCTCGCCCGCCTGCCACTCAATGTTTGACCATTTGATTTCTGTGAAGCTGCCGCACGCCGGGCAGGGAACCTCAAACACGCGCATGTCCGATGCCGCGTAAGCTTTGCAAACGTGGCTCGTTTCTTCGTCAAGCGGCGTCGAGCCCAAAACAATCTTGCGGTCTGCAAAGGTGAGCGTGCGCTTTTCCGCAAGGTCAATCGGGCTTCCCTCGCCCGTCATGCTCATGGCGTCCGCCTCGTCAATGAACAGAACCCGCGCGGTCTTGGCTCTCAGATTCCGAGGTGCCTTGCTCGCGACCACGCGAAGGCTCCCGCCCGGAAAGAACCGCGAAAGCATGGTTGACCGGCTCTTGCCCCGCTGCCCGACGCGCGAGCTATCCCGCAAGATGCCCGCGAGCGCCGGGCTTGCCGCGAAAAGCGGTTCGAGGTCGCTCGCCACGAAGTCCTTGCAATCGCTCTCGACCGGAAGCAAGCAAATCACTGGCGAAGGGTCATTCGTCGTAAAATGCCCGATAGCAGCCGCAACCAAAACAGAGAAGCCGATGCGCGCCGCCTTTTGCAGGGTCACCCGCTCAATGTCCGGGTCGCCTATCGCATCCGCAATCGCGCGCTGATAGCTGTAGAGTCGCATCGGGCCAGGACAAGCGCAAAGGCCCTCAGGCAAAAGGATGGAGTCCTCAATCCATCGCGAGAGCGGTATGAGTTCCGACGGAACAATGCACGCCAACGCCCGGCGGCGGATTTCGATGAGGATGTCAAAGTCCGCCATCGCCGCTTGTCGGCGCGTCAGGGTTGAGCGAAGGATTAAAAATCGGAGTCAGCATTGACAGCTGATCAGCAAGGCCGGCCATGTTGCGCAACATTTCGAGAAGCTCGTCGAACGACAGTGTGGTTCCGCTACTCTCCAGGCCGTGATTGGTTATCCAAACCGCCGCCGTCGCTTCGGCAGGAAGCCGGTCGAATTTTATCCGTTCATCCATATGCTTGAGATCGTTATAGAGTAACCCTAGTCTTTCACCTTCACTGTTGTCGTCCTTCTCAAAGAACTTTTCACCCGTGGCTGTCTTGAGCAGTTCGTAGCCTTGATAGCACTGGGATATGCAATTCTCGAAATTTAAAAGCGCTTTAAAGTACGGCGACACGACGTTGCGTGGGGTTTCGAGATACTCGATCAACGCTTTTCGCGCCTCATGGTACGCGGACAACGCTCCCTCTGCACGCCGGAGAAAGTTGAAGACATATGCTCGCTGCTTAGGGTCGAGTCGAACAGTAAAAGCATTTGTCAGAATAAACGCGTTTAGCCAATTTGCATGCGTTGAAAGTTCCCGTGCGCTGCACTCGGTTAGAAGGGAAAGCTTGTGCGCTACGAAGTTGTCGAGCAGGTAATCCGTCGGCTCCCCAGTTATTGAAGCATCGTACGCACGCTTGACGCCGCCACATTTCGGACACGGAGCACAATTGTCCGGTGTGTTAGCGGCCGTGTAGATCAAAGCGCCACAATTCCCGCATTTAATGCGACGTGTCGCCTGCGACTCCGGAAATTCAATCAGCATGCTTTTACCCCTCCTCAGGGCGCTTATTATCTTGGCATCTTATATCGTCAGCGTGATG